TCTGGTCTGCTCAAGGGTGTATCGATCGGCTTTCGATCGCTGGAAGAAGCCTTCAATAAAGAGACCAACGGCTTCCGGTTTATTCGCACTGAAATCCTCGAACTCTCCCTCGTTGCGGTGCCGGCAAATGCCGACGCCACGATCCAGAGTATCAAGTCCTTCGACTTGAACGTCCCCGCCGCGTCAGGCACTCGGCGTTCAGTCAATACTCCCGGCGCCTCGGGTTCTCGACGAGATACGACCATGAATGTTTCCGAACAGTTGACGGCTGAAAAAGCCACGTTGCAGACCAAGTCCGCGCGCCTCGAAGAACTGATGGGCAAGGATCAGACCGAAGGCGGCCTCGAAGCTGACGAACAGAAAGAACTCGACTTGCTCGGCACGGAAGTCGAAACCCTGACCGCCAAGGTCAAGAAGCTCTCCACGCTTGAAGCCGCGCAGGCCGCACAGGCTGGCGCCATCACCCTGCCGGTCGCGCCGCGCCAGCCCAAGGCCAAGGTTGAATTCAAGACCGTCGAACTCCCGAAGGGGACGATCTTCACGCGTTACGCGATGGCCGTCGCCGCCGGCAAGGGCAGCTTCTCGGACACCATCCAGTATGCGAAGCGCTGGGAGGGACAGACGCCGGAAGTCCTCCAGTACATCAAGGCCGTCGAAGGAACGGCGTTCAGCGCGAGCCCCTCGTGGGGGTCTGAGTTGGTGAATCCCAACACCGCGCAGACCGAGTTCGTGGAGCTCGTGCGCGCGCAGACCATCATCGGTCGCGTGCCCGGCTTCCGGACGGTGCCATTCAACATTCCCATCATCACCCAGACGGGCGGATCGACATTCGAATGGGTGGGTGAAGGGGGCGTCAAGCCGGTGGGTCAGTTGGCCTTCGATCGCACCACGATGCCGACGAGCAAGGTGGCCGGGATCATTGTGCTGACCGAGGAACTGATCCGGTTGTCCACGCCGAGCGCTGAAGAAACCGTCCGCCGTGATCTGACCGAACAGTGCGCGCGATTCCTCGACGCGCAGTTCATCCAGGTCGGGATCGGCCCTGGTGCGAACAGCCCGGCGTCGATCACGAACACCGTCACGTCCCCCGCGGCCACCGGCACGGATATGGGCGCCCTGTTGGCGGATCTGAATACCGCGCTCGCGACGTTTGACAACGCGAATATTTCAACCGAAGGACTCGTGATTGTCACCACGCCGGCGATCGCCCGCGGGATCAGCACGCTGACGACGCCGCTCGGCAATCGCGCCTTCCCCGACATGACGCCCTCGGGAGGCACCTTGCTGGGGTACACCGTCATCGTTTCCAGCGCGGTGGACTCGGGTGTTGTGGTGATCTTCAAGCCGTCCGAGATTTTCCTTGCGGACGATGGCCAGGTCAGGCTGGACGCCAGCAACCAGGCGACGCTGGAGATGACGAACGCGGGCAGCCCCGCGACGCCGACGTTCAATTTGTGGCAGCGCAACTGCGTCGGCATCCGCGCCGAGCGGTGGATCCGCTGGCAGAAACGTCGTGAAGACGTGGTCGCGGTGATCGATACCGCGGCCTACGGTCCGACCGTCGGTTCGGTGTAGTTCCTCGAGGCCGGGCGCGCTCACCGCACATGGTGGGGCGCCCGGTCTTACTCAGTGAGACCAATGCCCATTCCCCTGATTGCGATTAAGCAGACGTATTACGACGGGCCGATCGCAGCCGGAACGCGATTCTCGGTGCGTACGACCGACGAAGCGCATATCTTGAAGGTGCTGGGCCGCGCGAAGGATGCGCCGCCGATTCACGGTTCGGTCTCGACACCTGAAGACGTCCCGCTGGTCGCGGCGGCCGCGGCGGTCGATGAGACCGTCAGCCCCAGGCCCAAACGCACGTATCGGCGGCGCGACCTCACGGCAGAACCCGAATGAACGTCCTCGGGCTGACCATCGCGCGCACCAAGACGCTCGATCTCCACCAGAAGCAGGCCGGCTCGCTCATGTCGATCTCTGGGCTGTGGGGTTCACGCGGCTGGTGGCCGTTCATCCAGGAGATCACCACGGGCGGCTGGCAGCGCAACGAAGACATCCGCGTCGATACCGTACTCTCCAATCCGACGCTCTACGCCTGCGTCACGTTGATCGCGGGGGACATCGCGAAGCTGCGCCCGATGCTGGTGCAGCAAGATGCCGACAACATTTGGACGGAAGTCAACAGTGCGGCGTTTTCGGGGATTCTGAATCAGCCCAACAGTTATCAGACGTGGGTCGATTTCGCGGAGTGGTGGCATCTCTCGAAGCTCGTGCACGGCAATACCTACGTCCTGAAGGCGCGCGACGACCGCAATGTGGTGCGCGCGATGTATGTGCTCGATCCCTTCAAGGTCACGCCGCTGATTGCGCCGGACGGATCGGTCTTTTACCAGCTCGCGCAGGATCCGTTGGCGGATCTGGAGGATTCCGTCGTCGTGCCGGCGCGCGAAATGATTCACGACGTGATGTGCCCGTTGTTTCATCCGCTCTGTGGCGTCTCGCCCATCTACGCGGCCGGTTTTCCGGCGATGCAGGGCCTGAACATTCGTGGCGCCTCTGACAAGTTTTTCAAGAACGGTTCTCGCCCGGGTGGTGTGCTACTGGTCCCCGGCAATCTGTCGCAGCCACAAGTCGATGAGATGAAGGCGAACTGGAAAGCGGCCTTCAGCGGCGACAACCAAGGCGACATCGCGGTCCTGACAGGAGGGATGACCTACCAGCCGATGGCGATGACCGCCGAACAATCGCGCCTCGTCGATCAACTGCACATGACCGATGAGGACATCGCGAAGTGTTTTCATATGCCGCGACACAAAGTCGGCATTGGGCCCGATCCAACCTACACGAATATCGAAGCGAAGAATCAGGACTACTACAACGATTGCCTGCAGAAGCACATCGTCAAGTTCCAAACGCATCTGACCAAAGGCATCGAAGTCGACAACGTGCCCGGCAAGACGCTGGCGATTGAACTCGACCTCGATGATCTGCTCCTGATGGACATGGCCGCGAAGGCCGAAGCCGCCCAGAAAGCGATCAAGGCCGGTCTGAGTTTCAACGAGACGCGATTCCGGTTCTGGGATATGGGACCAGTGAAGGGCGGCGAGTCGCCGATGGCCCAGCAGCAGGACTTCAGCCTCGAAGCCCTCGCGCGACGTGATGAATCTGGCCCCGCGCCACTCGTGCCAGGTAGCGGATCCGCTGCGCCAGCGAATGACTCGCCCACGGGTGAACCTGCGCAGAAGGCGATTGAGTGGTTGACGCTCCCCGCGATGATTCAGCGCAAGGTCGCAGAACTGAGGGCGGCGTGACCGAGACCGAACAGCTCGCCGACATCATCGCGTTATCCGTGCATGCGGCGACCGAACCCCTCCTGATCAAGAACGCCGCCCTCGAAGCCAAGCTCGCCGCGTTGGAAGCGAGACCCTACGCCACCGCCGAATTGTGGAAGGCGCTGGAGGACACGGTCACCGATCTTCGCGGCCGGCTGGCGAGCGTTGAGATGCGGTCCGCTGTCCCTGGTCCTCCCGGCGAACGTGGTGCCCAAGGTGACCGTGGCGAGAGGGGACCGAACGGCGCGGATGGCCTTCACGGGAAAGACGGGCGTGACGGCGTGGATGGCAAGGACGGCGCCGAGGGCCTGAACGGAAAGGACGGCCGCGATGGTCTCGATGGCAAAGAGGGCGCGCCAGGCCGCAACGGCGCAGACGGCGCGAGCGGCCTCCACGGGAAAGACGGGCGTGACGGGATTGACGGCAAGGACGGGGCGCCAGGCCTGAACGGGAAAGACGGCCGGGATGGCATCGATGGCAAGGACGGCGCTGCGGGGTTGAACGGCAAAGATGGTGCGAATGGCCTCGACGGGAAAGATGGTCTGGGCATCGTCGGCGCGTTGATGACGAAAGACGGCGCATTAACCTTGACGTTTTCTGACGGCTCCGTGCGCGAGCTCGGCTCCGTGCGCGGCGCGCCTGGACGCGATGGCCTCGACGGGAAGGATGGCGCGGCTGGACTCAACGGCAAGGACGGGCGCGATGGCATGCCGGGCGTCCCTGGGCGCACGGGAGAGAAAGGCCTCGACGGCGTTGATGGCAAGGATGGCGCTGCCGGCCTTAATGGGAAAGACGGCAAAGACGGGATCAACGGCAAGGACGGACTCGGCTTCGATGATCTCGACGTCGCCTTCGACAAACAGAAAGGCTGGCTGCTTCAGTTCAAGCGCGACACGCGTACCAAAGAGTTTCCGATCCCGATTCCGTTCGATGCGGGTATCTGGGAATTCGGCCGCCTGTATCCGAAGGGCGCCGGGGTCACGGTCAAAGGTGCGTACTGGCTGTGTACCAAAGCCACGAAGAGCCGACCTGACGATGGGACACCGGAGTCGATTGACTCGTGGCGACTCGCCGTCAAGGCGGGACGCAATGGCCGCGATGGGAAAGATGGGAAAGAGGGCGGCGCGTCGTGACGATTCCGACCATCGCCACCGTGACGCAACTCCGCGATCACTTGAAGCTGCCACAGCCAGTCGTGGAATCTCCGTCCGTCACGGCGCCGGATGAACGCGATCTGCAACTGAAGCTGGATGCCGCGACGCAGTTGATCTGCGAGTACATCGCGGATCGCCATCCCGAAGACGACGCGTGGATCGCGGAAATCGAAAGCTGGGGCATCGGGAGTCCCGCGACCGCCGCGCCGCCAGTGATTCTGTTGGCCGTGCTCGAGCAGGCGGCCGACTTCTATCGGTTTCGTGGGGACGACGATCAGGAACCGTCGCGCGAGGCGTGGTGTCTGCATCCGCGGATTGAGACGTTGCTCGGACGGTACAAGAATCGAGCGTTCGCGTGAGTGCGCAGACGTTCGCCAATGTGCCGAGACTGTGGCCGGGGTCGACGGTGGTGTGTATCGCCACCGGCCCCAGCCTCACGCAAGCGCAGGTGGAGTTCTGTCGCGACAAAGCGCGCATCATCACGGTGAACAACGCCTACAAGTTGGCCTTGTGGGCGGATGTGCTCTACGCCTGCGATGCGAAATGGTGGCGCTGGGAAAAAGGCGCGAAAGCGTTTACCGGCGCCAAATATTCGCTGCACCCGTCGTTCCCTGACGTGAAGGTGCTCAAAAATCTCGGCGGCGCCGGCCTGTCGTTAGATCCCACCGGCGTCAAGACCGGCCACAACTCCGGCTATCAGGCGATTAACCTGGCCGTCCTATTCGGCGCTAAGCGCATCGCCTTGCTCGGCTACGACATGAAACTCGGCGAGAAAGGGAAAGCGCATTACTTCGGGAAGCATCCAGACGGGACGGCGCCGCCCTTTGCGGCGTGTCTGAAGTCCTTCGCCACGCTGGTGGACCCGTTGAAGGCGGCCAACGTGGAGATCGTCAACTGCACACCGGGCAG